CTCAAATTTAACACACCCTTTACTGAGGATGAACGACCCCAAACACATGGATGTGAGCTTCCAGGTTTTGATAGAGTTAAGGAACAATTAGCAGCTGTGTATGACTCATTTGGTACTGGTTTATGTATTGCACTCTCAGGTGTCTTGTCATTCATCGCTATTTTGTGCTATGGAGTTACTGATTTTTCGAATGCTTCATTCAATAAGTTGCTCACTCAGTCTTCACTTGTTGGGAGAGCTTTAACTGGGGTGAGGAGTTTTAAAGATGTGTTTTTTGGTATTTGGGAGTATGCAGACAACATGGTGTGCAAATTGTTGTATAATCAATACAGGAAGTCCCTGGACGTATCCAAGAACTATCCCAACCTTTCCTCAGTTCTCGCTGTGTTCAAATATTTCAAAGAAGATTTGAATTCCTCCAAATTGCTTGGGTGCAATTCCTCAGCATGTGAACTTCTTGTGAAGGCTGATAATCTATATCAGCGTATTTGGATAAGTCATTAACTTTGGTTCATCGTGAAATTGCAGCCAGGTTGAAGGAAGCTCTACGTGCTGTTAAAGCCCACATTGATAAAGCCCAGCTTTATCTTTCATGTGGGGACGGATATAGAGTGCCGCCGTTAATAATTTTCTTGTACGGTGGTGCTGGTTGTGGTAAAACAGAATTGTCTGAAATCATGCAAAAGCAATTGGCCCAGCAGTATTATCCAACTCTGAATGCCAAGGATGTTATCTATTCACGTAAAGCAGAGAATGAATTTTGGGATGGTGTCAAAGATTCAAGTAAAATTATAGTATATGATGATGCTTTACAGATTGTGGATTCTGCTACCAAGCCAAATCCAGAGATATTTGAATTCATACGTTTGAATAATAGTGATTCTTTTCAAGTTCACATGTCAAGTGTTGATGACAAAGCATGTACTTTTGTGTCGCCATCTTTCGTCATTGCTTCATCTAATGTTGATCCTCATCAGTATCGTCCCCGATCTATACATAGTCAAGATGCATTTTACAGGCGTATGGATCTTAGGGTTAGAGTGGACGTTGCTGATGAGTACGCTAGGACAGTTGTGCGCCATGATAATCGGCGTCGCGTACCAGACGAGAGAAAGATTTGGCTCAAACAGAATCCTGATAAGACTCAGGCTGATTTGCTTGCAGCTGTAAGAGATGGTACTTACCAATTGGTGATGGACACTGATATTTATCAACTACATGTTCAATATACACTGGCCGGACGCGATGAGGTTAAAGTTTGTAACTACGAGGAATTCATGGAACTCGTGACCAAGCTTAGGGGCCTTAGGGTGTCTGCACATAAAGATAAAGAGGTTCAAGATGTACCTGCTTTGCCTGAGAGTCTTGATACACTTTCAAATTCCCTCAAGTGCCATGTAGGCTGTGCATTCAGGATTCAGACTGATTGGTTAGGTTATCATGACAACGCCGATGAGGCCTGTGAGCACTTGTATAAAGAACTGGAGATCGATTTTGTGCCTGGCACCGAGGGCTTATATTTCATGCCTAAGGAGGTTGTCGACCAGTGCCTGTGGAACAAGTACGAGGATAAAGATTTTGATGTTGGAGCATTCTTTAGCGAATGGCTAGAGTCTAGGCCTGATGAGCAATTTCAAGATTGTTTAGAGTACTTTGAGTCTTCGAGGTCCAAATCCACCGTTTGGGATAAATGTAAAGAGTATGCTGCCAATGTGGTGGAGTCCCTTAGGAGTGTAATGTCTAGAGTTAAGGACTTTGTGGTGTCCCATTGGGCCTCTATTTCTATGGTGATTGGAGCTGCTCTTCTTATCGGTGGTGGTACTGCATACTTATGCTCTAGTTATTGTAGAGTTCAGCGGGTGTTGACTAATGGTGGTACTATTATGACTTTGATTGGAACAATGTTATGTACAGTTGGGTGTGACTTTTGTTCTAGACTTAAGAAGGGAAACTTGGTCATGAAAACCAGAAGTGTGAGTGATGGTATGATTACTTTAGTTCCTGGAGACGTCCGCCGCGTCGTGCACCATTATGTCACAACAGCCACTGCGTGCAAGATTCCCATACATTTTTCTATAACCCAGTCTCTGTGTGATGAGTCTTTTGTTAAAATAAATAATACTGAGGACACCTTTTGTGTTCTGGAGTCTCACCAGGACGCTAAAGTAAAACAGGTCAATGTAGAGTCTCATCAAGATGTAAAGCCTAAGGTGGTAAATGTGGAGTCTCACCAAGATACTAGAGCTAAAATTGTCACTGTGGAATCCCACCAGGATGTTAAACCCAAGGTAGTGATTGTTGAATCTCACCAAGATATAAAGCCTAAGGTGTCAAGTGTTGAGTCTCACCAGGATTTGAAACCCAGAATTGTGTGTGTGGAATCACATCAAGATGTGAGCCCCAAGAAAGTGGTGGTT